CTTCGTTCCCCCCCTGAGGTCGGGGCGGGCCCTAGATTGGCCGATAACGCCTCATATAGCCACGCTAAGCCGCGTATTCATGCAGACGGGTATGCGTTCCCACGTTTGGAAACTAGGCCCCCTAATTCGGTGGCCGGATCTTACGGCGACGACGCGGCAGAATGGCTTGATCGGGTGTTTAATATGCAGTTATTCGGGTGGCAAAAGTACGCGCTCGACCGGGCCCTGGAGTATGACGAGAATAAAGAGCTCGTTTGGAGTGCGGTCATTATCACGGTGGCCCGGCAGTCGGGTAAATCTTTCCTTTCCAGGGCGGTGTGCATGTGGCGGCTGCATCATGCTGACCTATTCGGTGAGCCTCAAACGATTCTGCATGTGGCGAATAAGCGTTCGACCGCTATGGAGGTCATGCGTCCGGCGGGTTTGTGGGCTGCAGCGACCTACGGTAAAAGGGCAGTCAAGTGGGGGAACGAGGCCGCTGGTATTGAATTGCCGACGGGTGACCGCTGGTTGATTCATGCCGCTAATGATTCGGCGGGTGTCGGGTATTCGTGCTCGATGATATTCGTGGACGAAGCGTGGAAGGTGAAACGTGAAGTGGTCGAGGACTCACTGGTCCCGACTATGGCGATGAAGAATCAGGGGCAACTATTCCTGATCTCTACTGCCGGGGACTCGACCAGTGACCTGATGCAGGCGTACCGGCAGCGGGCCCTTGACCGTTTGGAGGACCCGGAACCGGGGAGCGTTCTGCTATTGGAGTGGAGTGCACCGGCAGAAGCCGACCCCGACCAGGTGGATACGTGGCGTTGGGGGTCCCCGGCGTGGGACGATAAACGCGAAGCGTTTGTCCGGCAACAATGGCACCGCATCGAAGAGAGCGCATTTAGGCGCGAGTACTTAAACATGTGGGTCATACGGTCTAACCATTGGCTTAAGGAATCGTATTGGAACGCCTGCCTAGATCCCCTGGTCGAGCTCCCAACGGACGGGGTTTGGTCGGTTGCGGTCGAGTGTGACTTCGATGGGATGGGTCACGCCGTCGCAATAGCAGCCCCGAACGTGAACGGGCACATAGTCGTAAGGGTCACAACCCACAGGACGATTGTGGAAGTAGACGAACAATTACGCAAAATCCGGGCCCTACATCCGAGCCTGTACATACTTGTGACCCCGGGTTATGTGGACCGGATACGTGAAAAGTTTGACGACCTGGTCGGTCAACGTGAAGCAGTAGTCGCCACCCAGATACTCGTAGACCTATTCAGTCGCCTACAAATCCGGCACGATGGAAGCCAAATCCTGCAGGAACACTTTGGTAACTCGACGATCTCACAGCGTCAAGGCGGGTGGGTTATCACCGCCCCGATGGGTCGCAGCGGAATCTATGCCGGTCGCGCCGTCATGTTCGCCGTCAGTCAAGCGTCAAAGACGCCGCGTAGTGTGGCGATGATTCGCAGCCGCCGACCCCGACGCGCATGACCCTCTACGTTATTACCGGCCCCCCATGTGTCGGTAAATCTACCTACGCCCGCCGGTACGCCGTCGAGGGTGACATCGTGGTTGACCTTGACCGTATTGCCCTCTCCATCGCGTATGAAGAGTGCGCCCACCATACGTACCCGAAACACATCCGGGACACCGCCCGGCTTATGCGGAAAAGCGCCGTCGCCGCCGCCATAATAATCAGTCGAAAGAATGACGCTTACGTGATCGACTCCAAACCCGGCTCCAACGCCCGACAATTATATAAACGAAACGCCGCCGTATTCATTGACCTCACGGCCCCGTTAGCCGTGTTGACTGCCAGGTGTGCGACGGAGCGACCCGCGTGGGTAATGAAAACACTCGTCACGTGGTGGGATGTCCCCGACGATGAAGCGACACGCCGACACGCATAAATCACGCAAACGCACACAAACGCAGCCAAACCGTGGTAATGGGCTAGACTCTCCCTATGGTGTTCCCCCGAGCCCTTTCACTCGTGCGCGGTCAAGCGTCCCTTTCCCGGACAATGGCGACAGCACAGGAACCTGCAGCCGCGCACGTACGTGAATCCTCGGGACTCTACGCCCTCCTGACGAATCAGTTAGCCGGTCGATCTACGCGACCCACAGCGATGCAAGTCCCCGCGTTCGTGGACGCACTCAAGACATACACCCACACGATTAGCGCGTTCCCGTTACGCGAATACTTTGATGGGCAACCCGTACCGGCCCGGCAACTCCTCTCCCAACCGTCCCCGATCTACCCGTACGCCAACGTCATGCAGCGGACACTTAGTGATCTACTCATGTTCGACCGCGCCTACTGGCGGGTGATCGACCGGGACTTCGCCGGATATCCCGTATCGGTCGAGGTTATGCGGGTCGAAGACACGACCGACCTGCCCGCCTATTACGCGGGGATCGAAGCGAACCAGCAACCCCCCGCCGACCCTTTCTATTATCTTGCCAGGCAAATCCCGACCCGGGACGTCATCAAATTCTACGGGTCAGGTGAAGGTGGTTGGCTCGCCAACGGTGCCACGGCGATCACGACGGCTGCAGCCCTCGAAGCCGCGACCCTCATGTATTCCGAAACACCTATTCCCACGGTGGCGCTCAAGAACTCAGGGCCCGATCTCCCCGCTGAACAAGTCGACGCACTCCTTGATGCGTGGGAGGAAGCCCGGGCCAACCGTGGCACCGCCTATCTGAACAACACGATCGACGCGCAAGTCATGGGGTTTAGTGCCAGGGATGTGCAACTGGTCGAGGCCAAGAATATGGCCGCCGTTGCGGTCGCTCGCCTGGCGAACCTCGACCCGATATGGGTCGGGGCCGGTGTCCCCGGATCAAGCCTGACCTATTCGAATAGGGTGGATCTTTATCGGAATCTACTCGATACGGCGCTACGGCCAGTGATGAACCTAGTCACCCAACGCCTCACCATGCCGGATGTCACCCCGACGGGTTACGTGATCGACTTCGATACCACGGCGTTCTTGCGCGACAACATTGCAGCCCTAGCCGAAGTGATAACGAAACTCCTACCGCTGGAGGTTATTAGTGTGGAAGACGCCCAAAACCTGCTCGACCTGCCGACCCTCGGAGTATTTAATATGAATGGAGCCCTACGGTGAAACAACTCAATACGGAATCGGTCGTCATCTTTGAAGAGCGTGAAGACAAATCCGGCGACATCGTCGGGTCAGGTCACGGCATGGCGGTTCCCTACGGTGCGGAAACAATGATCGGTGGTGTCCGGGAATCATTTGCCCCTAACTCATTCGACCTAGCGAACGTGATCGGGAAGCCACTGGCGTACCGGCATGGGGAACCAGTCGGAAAGATCACCGGGGCCGAGAACCGCGAAGACGGCCTTTATATCGACTTTGAAATAGTAGACACGGCGCTAGGCCGGGATGCTGCAGTACTCGCTCGAACCTCAACCATCAAGGGCCTATCGGTCGGGTTCAACCCAGTGAAGTCGATCATGTCTAAAGCCCGGGACGCGATCCAACACACGGCCGCGAACCTGCTTGAAGTTTCATTAACCCCCTACCCTGCTTATTCCACAGCCGGAGTAAGCGCCATAAGAGAAGAAGAAAAAGGAGCAACAATGTTAGAAACAACCGAGTCGACCGAGGTTAACTCGGTGGACATTGAAGCACGTGAAGCAGTCAAGGCTCTACGCGAAGAAGTCCAAACCATCAGCGCCAAAGCGTTCACCTCCGAGGCTCAGCATCCGATGAGTGCTTACCGTTCATTCGGTGAATACTGCAAAGCCGTTTACAAGGGTGACGCAGAAAATCGGGCCCTCGATGTGCAGACCCTTGCCGACGCACCGGGCCTAGTTCCCCCCATCTGGCTCCGCGACATTAAAGGTGTCCTCGACCGTGGCCGCCCCGTCATTACCGCACTCGGTGGACCAAGCTCTGCCGTGGGTTCGGGCATGTCAATCACGTGGCCCTATTTTGACGGGAACCTGTCGGCCATTGTCTCCACTCAAGCCGCCGAAAATGACGAAGTAAACAGCGTAGACATCGACATCAAAAAGGGCACCGCTAACCTGGTTACCTACGCAGCCGGGTCACGACTTACCCAACAGGTCATCGAACGCACAGACCCCTCCTATGTGGACGCGCACCAGCGGATCATGTTGGGCGCGTTCGGTACGGAAACGGACTACGCTTTCCAGACTGCACTATGGGCCAATGACACCGCCGGCGTCGATTACGACTTCGCAGCCGACACGACCGGCGCCCTATTCCGTGAAGCCGTATTCGCGGCAGCCGTAGACGTTGAAACCGCGACGGGTCAGCCCGCTGACGTTGTCCTAGTGAACTCGACCACGTTTAAGAAAATCGGTGGCTGGAGTTCATTCTTCCCCGATTCCTACCCGGTCTCGAACGTGTCGGGTACTTTCAACGCTCGGACACTTAACCTGAGCGTCGCCGGTTTGCCAATCGTGTTAGCACGTAACTTCAACACGAACGACACACAAACCGCAATCGTGACGAACCGGGCCGCAATCGAATGGGCCGAAGACGGACCCCGCTTGATGACGAACGACGTAGCGGCCAACCTCGGGCGCGACTATTCCATATATGGCTACGCGACAGCCCTCGCTTTCGTGCCCAGTGGAATCGTGTCCATCGCAAACATCGCATAATCATGGCACTGGTAACCGGTCAGGAACTGGCCGATAATCTGGATATCGAGTACGTGACCCCGGATAGTCTCGTACTCAACTTACATGCGAACTCGGCGTGTATCCTGATCGGTTACCTAGTCACGCCCGTATCGTTCGAAGCGGAACCGGCACCCCTGAAAATAGCGGCCATGAGTATCGCGGTCGAGACATACCAGGCGGCCTACGCCGCTGGGGGCGAATCCATTAGCGTGGACTTCACGCCGTCGCCACGGATCAACTCGGCGCTCATGGCCCGGGTCACGGTCCTACTGGCACCGTACAAACAAATGACGACGATGGTCGGCTAATGGCACTGACAACGGAAGCCCGAGAACTCATAGTCACCAGCCTGACGGGGCTCGGCTATAAAATTTATGACACGGTTCCACCGGTCCCAGTAACCCCTAGCGTCGTCATCGTCCCAGACTCACCGTGGGTACAACCGACCCGGATCGGATCGACCTTGAACTATGCGGTCCGGTGGCGGCTATTGCTCAACGTAAACGTCAGGGTTAACTCGGTGGCAATCTCAACAACTGAGGACGCCCTAGACGTTTTACTGGCCGCGCTACCCGCCTCGGTGAACGTGGCGAGCGTTAACCCGCCGCAGCTCCTCACCCTCGGATCACAAGGCACCGTAATGACAACCGAAATACAAGTCCAAATACAAATGAAAGAAGGATAAAATCATGCCCGCTATTGGAGTAACTGGAGCAGCGTTCACCGTTAAAATCGGTGCGACACAATACGAGGATCAAATTACGTCGGGAACGATTAACACGACGCCGACCATCGTCAGGACTAAAACCCTGTCTGGGGTCGCGTTCGATCAGACCGACCTGAATTCAACGATGAGCCTTGACTTCCTATTCGATGAAGTGACCGGCATGTATGGCGCACTCCAAACCGCTATCGCTACCGCCGCCTCTGTCGTCGTAGAAGTTGAATCCGCGTCGGGTAAGTGGACTGGTAGCGCGATGTTTATCGAATCCGCAGACCTGACATACCCGGCTGACGGTGTTGTTACCGTATCAACATCATTCACCGGGTCGGTCACATTCGCCGCATCCGCATAGGTAAAGGGGAACACAATGCAACGAGCACGAATATACGTTAGCGGGCAAGACATCGAGGCCCGTAGTTTCGAAATGCTGCAGGGTCACAGTCTCATGTGCTCACGCATCATTCATAAGGATTACGACACAAACGAATCACGGGCCTTAACTATCGCCTTTTACGAGGTGGAGGGGAAAGAGCCCGGAGACCTTAAAACTGTGGAGTCGTGGTCACTGAGAAAAAAAATTATCGTCGAAGCCGTGTGGGAGGATATCGACCCTTTCGACCTGGCACCGACGAAAGGCTAATAATCGAACTGTCGGTGCATCTCGGTTGGCCGCTGAA